TTCTTTAAATTTAGTGGTCATTCAAAAGTGTATATGGCTACTGCTGACATGGATGCAGATGGTACAAGTCATGCTACTTTAAATTTTGCACCTAATCTTTTAAATGCAGTTGCAAATGATGAAACCATAACTTTTGCATCAGTACCTTTTACAGTTTCTTTTACCGAAGATATTACTCAATTTGCTACCGATACTACTGCTTTATTTGGTTTTAGTATGACTTTAATAGAAGTGTTTTAATGAAATGGATAGAGGAAGTACAGGTGCATTTCAAACAGAGATTGTTAAATCTGCAAATAAACCTTTTCATTTAGTAAAATTATCTTTTGATAATGTCAGTTATTTTTTATCTGATGCTTATATTCCTGTCACTTACGATTCAGACACTTACACACCAACAGGAAGTTTTCTAGCTTTTTCCGATATTGTTGAAACCAATGAATCAAATATTGAAACCATAAGTATTTCTTTATCAGGAGTTGATACTACATATATAAATTTATTTTTAACAGGCGGTTACTTAGATAGAACAGTAGAAATCTATAAAGCATTTTTAGATAGTAACGATGCTTTGGTTTCTGATCCTTTATTAATATTCAATGGCAGATTAAATAATCCTGTAATTAAAGAAGATGTTGATGCTGGAACTAGCACAATAGCAGTACAAGCAAGTTCATTATTTGTGGACTTTGATAGAATCAATACAAGATTTACAAATAATGAATCTCAACAAAGTTTCTTTGCTGGTGATACAGGATTTAGATACAGTTCAGTTGTAGTAAAAGAATTGAATTGGGGAATGACTACAGGTGCTACTGCATCAGGTGGTGGTAGTTCTAGCGTATCAACACAAGGTTCTACAACATCACCAATCAATAATACTTCTCCAGCGCAAAAAAGTATTTTTAGAGAAATAAAACCAACCAATCCATCATTCAGTTTGCAATCAGGCTCGGTAGTTATTCATATAAATTATGCTAACAGAAGTACCGCAAATTTTTCTGTAGGACAACAAGTTAAGATAAATGGTTTTGAATCCAAAACATTTGATGATGGTGAGTTTATTTTAAGTTCTGCAATCAATCATTCTGAAGGTGCTGGAACTCATGCAATCACTTCAATAGATTCAGATGGCTTTGGTTTTACGATTGCAGTTCCTAATACAGTAACATCTGTAAAATCAGGAAAGTTTGGTGGTAGTGAAATCACAGTTGATGATGAATTGGTTGTGCCTGTATTAATACAAACCACATCAGGTTCTAATTTAATTACAGTTAATGCTGATAACTTTGCCAAAGTAGATGAAGCAGTTTCTTTTAATTTAGAAACAACATCTGTTGGCGGTATTGAAAGTAGAATCCTTGCCTTAGATCATAAAATTACCGCAAGAACTACAGATACACTTACAGTTGCAGTTACACAAAAAAATATTGTTCTAGCCAATCCTTTGAAAACCACATCAGGCTCAACATCATTGGTTATAGATTTTGCAGAACATAATATTGCTGTAAGCGATTCAATTACTATTTCAGGTGCTACAGCAGTTGGTGGTGTACCAGCTTCTGATATAAACAAAGCACATACTGTTACAGCTATAACAGAAAATACAGTTACAGTTGTTGTTTCAACAACAGCAACAAGTACCGCAAGAGGTGGTAGTGATGCAGTTCGTTTAGATGGAAAAATTATTAGAACCAATCCAATAGAAACCACATCTTCATCTGCAACTGTAAAAGTTCATTACAGAAGTCATGGTTTAGCAAACAGCGACACAATAACTTTGGAAGGCTTGGATGATGTTGGTGGTTTGGATAGAAGTTTGTTAAATAAATCACATACTGTAGTTGATGCTTCTAATACAGATTATTTTACAATCACCTTATCTGAAAGTGCTACCGCTTCAGAATTTGGTGGCGGTGGTGATAGTGTTTTAGAAAGACCTGTAAAAGCTACATCAACAGTTAATTATGGATCATCAGGAAGCAGAATAAATCTACCAACAGAAATACGATGATAGATAAATTAAAAGCAAATAATTATATTGAATCTAAATTGAACGAGCCTTTTGCGTGGGGTACTAACGATTGCAATACATTTATTGTTGAATACTTTGATAAGGTACTAGGTACTGATTTACTAAAAATAATTTATCAAAAATATTCTACAAAAAAAGGCGCAATAAAATTTCAAAAAGAATTTGCGCAAAGAATATCAGGCAGATGCTTAGAATTAGGCATGAAAGAATATCATCCAAGTAAGGCTATATTTGGCGATATATTAGTGAAACATAATGAAAATTGGGATTCATGTCATATTTGTATTGGTAGTAAAATGGCATCTGTAGATGAACAAATAGGTACAGCAATTTTGCCAATATCTGATTTTAACGATTTTGATTCTGCATATAGATTTAGCAATGAAAATTAGAAAAATATTATTATTTATTTCAGCTTTATTTTTTACAGGTAGTGTTTTTGCTTTACCAGCATTAGCACCTGTATTCGCTGGTATTGGCTCTTTAGTAGTAGGTTCTGCTGTAGCTGGTTCACTTACTGCTGGTGCATTAATAGCTATTGGTGTAGCTACAGTAGTCGTTGGTGCTTACGCTGGAAGTCAATTGCTAGGTGCTATGAAAATGGACTTTCCTGATGATATGTCTGCACAAGCGCAATCAGCTTTAGCAAATCAACAAGGTTCAACCAATCCTTTGCCTGTTATTTATGGCAAAAGAAGAGTAGGTGGCACACCAATTTTTTATCATGTATCAGGAGATGATAATGAGTTTCTTCATGTGGTTTATGCAATCGCAGAAGGTGAGATACAAGGCGTAAGCCAAGTCTATTTGAACAATGACAAAGTAAATACTACACCTGATTTATATGACTCTTCTCTTACAGGTATTCTTATTAACGAAGGTGAGGGTGGTACTCTTGGTAATGTATCTGTTTTCGGTATGGAAAATATTCAAAAACCAAAATATGAACCTACAGTTAAATATGAAATATACAATGGCACAACTACACAAACAGCAGATCGTGATTTAATTTCGGAAACCAATGGCGCTTGGACTTCATCCGATAGATTGCAAGGTGTGGCTTACGCTTATGTTAGATTTAGGTTTGAACCTGAAGTGTTTGGTAATACAGGAATACCACAAGTTAATTTTGATGTCATTGGTAAAAAAACAAGAAGCACAACATCAGGTGGAACTACATATAAAGTATTTAGTGATAATCCAGCAGACTGCATTGAAGATTATTTAACCAATACCATTTATGGTAGATCAATTCCAAGTTCACAGATTGATACAACATCATTTACTACCGCAAGAAATATTTGCGATACTTTAGTTACAGTAGGTGGTAAAACACAAAAGAAATATACCTGTAATGGCATTTTAAATACCAACAACAAAGCCTTAGATAATATTGAAAAACTTCTTACATCTTGTAGAGGTTCTTTGATATTTTCAGGTGGTAAATATAAATTACTCATTGATGATACAGGAACAGCAGTACAGACTTTTGACGAAGATAATATTGTTGGTGCTTTTGAATTATCTTTGGGTGGTAAAGAATATAAGGCAAATAAAATAAGAGCAAACTTCTTTAATAAGAATCGTGATATGCAAGGTGATTTTGCCATTGTAGAAAGTAGTAATTTTAAAGCAGAAGATAATGGTTTGAGTCTTGAAAGAGCAATAGAACTTCCATTTACAGATCAAATGGAAAGGGCGCAAATGATTTCTACAATCAACATGAAACAATCAAGGCAATCATTGGTCTTTAAATTTACTTCAACCATTGTTGGACTTAGAGCAGAAATAGGAGATGTAGTTTTTATTTCTTTGGAATCTTTAGGATGGAATACTTTAAATTCTAATCAAGGCAAGAAGTTTAAGATTATGAAACTTGCTATAAAAAATAATGATGAAGTAGATATTACTGCAAGAGAATACGATGATGATGTTTATAACTTTGGTCTAATACAAGCAGAAGATACTACACCAAATACCAATTTACCTAATTTTTCATCTGAAGATAAACCAACAATAACTACACCAACAGAAGAATTGATTGCGATACCACCAACATTATTTAACAGAGTAACCATCAATTGGACACAACCAAATAAATCTTCTGTTGAATCTTATGAGATAGGTATTAATAGATTGAACTCAGTACGCTTTGCAAATAAAGCTAGTTATGATTTTGAAGGTAGAAGTGTTACCGAAAGTTTTACCATAGATAAATTAGAAGAGGGTCAATACTTTGTAGCTGTAAGGGCAAAAAACAGACTAGGAGTTTATTCTGATTTTGCTACAGAAATATTTGAAGTCAAAGGTTTTTCTACCTTACCAGCAGTCAATACACCAGCTATAAATTTTGTAACAGAAGAATTATTTACTACCACTCAAGGTTCAGGTGTAAAAGCAAAAGCCATATTAACTTTCGGAACTTCAGTCAATACAGAATGGGAAGATTTAGGAGTCACCATAGATCATTATGATATTGAATTTAAAAAATCTACAGAAGCATCTTTTCAAGGTGCTGGAACATCACAAGGAACTAATTTTGAATTCTTTGATATTGAACCAGCATTGTATGAATTTAGAGTAAGAGCAGTAAATACTGTTGGTGTAGCATCAGAATTTTCATCTACTACACAAAGAATTTATGGCTTAACCGCAGTACCTTCTGATGTAAGTAATTTATTTTTAAGAGCAGATTCCAATACTGCAACTTTAAGTTGGACACCTACAACAGACTTAGATGTAAAAATTGGTGGTTTTTATGAGATAAGACATAATTCATTAACATCAGGCGCAGTATGGGCGCAATCAACTCAAATAGGTGAAGCTGTTTCAGGTATTGCAAACTCGACAGAAGTACCATTATTAGTTGGTACTTATTTAATAAAAGCTGTTGATTCTACAGGTGTAAAATCTGCAAATGCAACAACAGTTGTTAATACAGTTACACCTGATTTATTTCAATCTACACAATTTTTAACAAGGACAGAAAATCCATCTTTTGCTGGAACTAAATCTAACTTAGTTGTTATAGATGATAAATTAAAACTAGAAGCAGATACTTTGTTTGACTCGCTAGGATTAATTGATGAAGTAGGTTTGATTGATTCTGCTGGTGGTGTAGATTTATCAGGTACTTATGATTTTGCAAATGTTATTGATACAGGTATATCAGCACAATCCTATAGATTAACTTCTGAATTTGCTTTTACGACTAATTCCACATCAGACTTTATAGATACACGTTCAGGAAATGTTGATGATTATGAATCTTTTGATTTAAATACTTATGATGATGTTGAAGTACAGTTACAAATAGCAACAACCAACGATGATCCTAGTGGCTCACCAACATTTAGTGATTTCCAAAACTTTAGAATCGGTAATTATTTTGGTCGTGCTTTTAAATTTAGATTATTAGTAACATCAGGTGATGTAACTCACCAAGTTTATATCACATCTTTATCTGCAACTTTAGAAGCGTTCCAAAAATTTGATACACAACAATTAACATCAAGTACAAGTTCTTTAGGTGTTACTTTCGGTGAAGGATTTTTAGTTACTCCAAAAATTGCTGTTACTGCACAGAATATGGCAAGTGGAGATTTTTATGAAATAACAAGTGTTTCAAGCACAGGTTTTACAATTACTTTCAAGAACAGTAGTGGTACAATTGTCGCTAGAACATTTGA